TTCCAAGATGCTTCATGTCATCAAATGCATCTTTGATATTATATACGTATTCATCATATTGTCCAGTAGAATGATTAAAAAAGCACATCAAAGTCGAATATCTTCCCATTCTCATAGAAGTTACTAAATCAATCTCAGAAGTATAATTGACGCTAGAAATAGTATATCTATCATCTGCACCATCATCAGAATTAGCATATTTTTCTACATATGGTCCCCATGGTTTGCCATCATATGCCTTTGTTTTTTCTTCCGAGCATAAAGTATCTACAGAGAAAAAATTATATCCTCTTTTATTTTCCCAAAAAAAGTATCCAGCACTTCCTCCAACTTTTTGTTGTTGATTTGTCGTTGGTGTATTTGGAGTTTTTGATGATGTTTTTGCTATTGCACCCTTTTTTTCTGGAATACTTTTTAATAAAAGCATTGAAATAATATCAAATATTCTTTTTCTTGCAGCAATTAATTTAATTTCTAAAAGACAAGGTTCTGAGTAAAACTCTTTTGAAGTCTTCAAATATTCTTTTAACATTTTTGCAATAATCTCATCTGGTTTCCCATTTAGTGGAGATCCAATTCTTGCAAATTCATTATTCAAAAGTTCTTCAGAAATCAAACCAAGAGTATATGCTTGATCCTGATTTTGTACGTATCTGTTAGCAATCTTCCATACCCTTAGATTATATACTTGACCATCTGGATTTGCATTTGTCTTTACTTTTATCTTTACAATTTCTCCGCCACCAATCGGAAGTTTTGTCAAAAGACCTCCACTATCAACAACTTGTACAGCACCCATAACAAATGGATATTTAATATTTTCGATATAAGTAAAACTATGTACAAGATTCTTCATTTCAAGAGGATTTGTTCCATCTGGTCTTGAAATGACAAAACTTGCTAATTGAAAGTCTGTTGTTGATTGAAATTCCGACATTTTTTTTCCTTACACTCTAGCAGCTGCTACTTGATAGAACCATCCTGGTCCAACCCCAGAAGCACTTGCACCAGTAGGAAGCATATTTGCTCCAAGTGCTCCTTGATTTGCTCCACCAGCAGATGCCACGTTATAGATATTATTTACGTTACCACCACCTGCAGTTAGTCCCATTGCTGAATATTGAGCAGAAGCATTTGCTAGTCCATTTCCAGGAGAAGGCATTGCCGAAACTGCTTGGGGAACAGCACTTGCTGATCTTGCTGCTGGTTTAGAAGCAGCTGCCATATTTGTCTCTCCCTGTGGTTTATGAACCCCGCCGCCAGATTTGGATTTTGGATCTAAGTGCCCAACCCAAGTTTTACCAGATCCTGGTAAAACACCAGTGATACCACCTCTGCCACCAGTGTTTCTAACATCAGAAAGCGGGAATGGAACTTTTGTACCCTTTGGAACAAAAATATCAATAGAACGTCCATCTCCACTATGGGTATGTAATCCAATACCTCTTTTTAGAGTATCTTTAATAGCACTCATGGACATTCCAGGAGTAAATTTTGTTCCGTCACCCAATTCTGTTTTTACGCCATTTTTCAACAATCCAGCAACAACGGGCGCTACATCATTAACTAAATTCTGTGCTGTTCCAGTATTAGTTTGAAAATGCCCATGAACCCATCCAGCAGCATTACTAACATTTCCAGTCTCACCAAATGTAGCATTTCCTCCAGGACCAGCGGCCATAGATTCTGCTCCCCAACTATCCTTTGAAGCAAGATTTCTGGCATTCTTCATTCGATTTTCATATCCAGCAGATCCTGCTTTTTCTCCAGACCTTTCATAATCACTTAAAAATAAAGCAGCTGCTTCTTCTGCGGTTTTTGTTTTCTTAAATCTTTCAATACCAAGACCACCATCACCAGTTTTCATTTCTTGCATGATCCATTGAAGTTGAGCTTCTCTTGTATTGACATCTAATCCTTTTGTCTTTGCCCACTTTTCAAAATTTCCCCATCTATTAGCATCCCATTGGGCAATTCCTCTATGAGTACCATTATTTGCCATAGGATCAATGGCAGCAGTTGATTCTTGCATTAAGTTACCAACGATACCTGCTGCCTGTTCCTTTGTCATTCCTTGGCTCATGAAATAGTTCATTGCCTGTTCTTGACCATCAGAACCAGTAAAATCTCCCTCAGTTCCATCTCCAGTTTTATCTCCAGTTTTATCTCCAGTTTTATCTCCACGACCACTACCAATACCAGCTTCTTTCATTTTTGTAACTAAAATATCAAATCCACCATTTTTAACAAAAAATTCATTCAATCCTTTTGATTGTAGTTTTTTATAATCATTTTCATTATCTTTTTGAGCGTCTAGTATTCCTTCACCAAGATTAGTAAATGTTTCTTTTCCTTGCTTTCCTTCTAGTGGGAAAACTCCTTCTGCTTTTCCTTGTTTTGAGAACGGATTGAGTGGATTATCGCCAATTAGTGCCGTAGTTGGTTTAGTTACAATACCACCTTCTGCCAGAGCAGTTTCTGGCATTGCCATATCTTTTGCCGCCAGGGCAGCATCAATTCCCAAAGCAACACCAGTTCCAACACCAGGAACAGTGGATGCTATTCCCGATCCCAATTCACCAGCAGCACCCAAAAGATCTCCTTTTAGCAATCTACCAATAGCAAATCCAGTTCCAGTCAATAAACCAACTCCAGGAATTTTACCAAGTGCTTTTGTTCCCAATTTAGCAGCACCTTTAGTCAATCCCTTTTCTATTCCTTTCGCTGTTGCTTTTTGTGCAGGTTTTGTCATTGATTTGGCAGCCTCTTTACCTCCAATTGCAATTGCTCCTCTTCTGGCTGCTCTTCCAGCACCTCTGGAAAAAATACGACGAGCACCTTGCTCCAATCCTCTATTATTTGGCATAGAACGCCATTGTTCAAACGGATCAGAAATTGGAAATGGCAGTCCAAATTCACCTTCTCTTCCGCCAGGAGGACCACCATAAATTGGTGCTGGTACTGGAGGTAATGCTGGTGGTTTTACAAAAGGGGTAATAGGACAACCACACTCTTTTTCCTTTTCTTCCTTTTTCTTATCTTTTTGCTCTTGCTTTTTCTTTTCTCTTTTTTGGAAATTTTCTGGAGTCAAAAATCCAGAATAATCTCCGCCCATTTCCATCTGCTGCTCTTCAATCGCAGCATTTAATCTTCCTAGTGCTTTTATATTATCAGAAAATCCTTTTTGTTGAGATGCTTGAGAATTAATTATCGCTGCGGTAACCTGATTTACAGCGGCAACAATATCAACTCCACTGTCCGCACTCATTCCAGGTCCAGTAGAAGCTTCTTCTGTTGTTGCTCTCATTGCCCTAGATTGAGCAAATAAACTCTTTCGTTCTTCTACCGAGAGATATTCACCACCAGCACCAGTGCCTGTAGTTGCTCTTTTAAAGAATGTATCAGCATTTAATGGAGTTGGTGCTGATGATATATTTGGGATATTTACAAATCCACCACCTTTTGATGGAGAACTACTTCCAGGAAGTCTTGGACCACCAGGAGGAAGTGCTGCTTTTTCTGATTTTGTTATAGCACCAGTTCCTTCTTTAAGAAGATTGGCGGACGCTCCTTTAAGCATCTTGGCAACTGGTTTTTCAGTAACGTCTGTTACCGTTACACCATTTGTATTATTTTTTTCATACGCATAAACTGGTCCATTATTTACTGAGACCAGTCCGCCACTCTTTTTTTGATTATCTAAAAGTTTCTTTAACGCAGGCCCAAGATTATCCTTAAGCCACTTGGCATTACGCCAGAAGTTATCTCCTGTTACTCCTTGTGGTGTAAGAAATCCGTGTGCCATTAGCGGTTTGCTGCTTCTTGCTGTTGTTTGACTTGATCAAGATATTGCATTAAAAGAGTAGTATAAACTTGCCTCTCCCAAGGTATCATATTCTCAATCTCCGTCAAGCTATATTTATGGTGCTGCATCAAAGCAAAATTAGTTTTGTAGTACCCTTCCATAGTGTTATGGAAGAGTGCTATCCGAAAAAATTTGCTAAACCTGAAATTGTATATTCTGATTCAACTCCCGTATTTGGATTCATCAATTTAAATGTATGTTCCAGTCTAGGAATATCCTCAAAAAATAATTGAATTTTTTCAAATTGCTGATTTGTCAGTCCTTCAACAAATGATAAAAACTCTTTGCTTGTTGTAGTTGATGAATCATATACTTCATCACCATCAAAAATTTGATCAATACAATTAGCAACTATTTCCATAACGCCATCAGTAGTTGCTGGTCTTCCAATAATTGAATTTCTAACAAAATCAATAAAACTAGGATATTTCATGATTAATCCCATATTATCAGATATCATAATTTTATTAGTATGTCCTTCTGGCTTTGTTACTTGAATTGATGTTAAATCTAGAGTGTATTTTACAACAGTAGTATTATCATCTTTACACGTAATATTCATCTCAACTTCTTCACCAACTGAAACAGCACGAATATTGAGAAAAATATATTCTAGATCAAACAAAGGCATTTCTTCAATTTTAATTCCCTTTGTAAGAATACACCCTTTCAATAGTGTTCTTACAGCATCTTCAATTTTTTTCTCGTCATTTGATTGAATTGCTAAAAGAAGCAGTTTTTCTTCTTTTACTACAAATGGACGATATTTAATTTTTTTGCCAGATGACGGAATTTCCAACTCATACGTTGGAAGAGCAACTTGTGGTAATGCCATTATACCTAAATCAGATCATAATAATATTTAGCTCGACTTTTTTAACGATTTTTTGGCGGAAAATTTTTTTCCAATTTCATGAAAATAAAAATTATTTTTTGGAACCAGGAACAACCTTTTGTTGTACAGCGGTTTTTTGTGCTCCCTCATACATTCCAGCAAGAGTTCCAACTACAGAAGTAATATCATTTGGAATAGTATAATGCCTTGCATATGAAAATTGACAAGATACTTGTGTTATTTGGGAATTTCCATATGATAATGGTATGGCATCTATAGCATATGGATATGCTTGTTCTAGTACATAAGTAAGTGGAACTCTTTGATTGGGAGCATATGGTCCTTGCTCTGTTTTACTAATCAAAATAGTTCTTGCATAATCATCTCTATATCTCAATCGAATTGGTCTATTTTCCTGCTTTGGTCTAGTTGTTGCAAGAGATTGTATCTGTGTTAAAGAAAAATTTCTTTGTTGATCACTAAATTCATCATCGTGACCACTAAAAATGAAATCATGCCATTTATTTAAAAATTTCAAGGCAGATAAATTAGCATCAAGCATAAATCCTAGTTGAATTTCTGTATAAACTCTTGTATGTGGATAGTTTATAGCGCCACTTCCCAAATACAAACCATTTGTTTGTCCTTGAGCAGTATTTACATTTGGTAGTTGAGCTTCATTACAAAACAACGAGATAATTGTTTCCGTATCTTCATACGTGACTGGAGGACTTATTATTTTAACAACAAAATTGTTACTGTATGACATTCCGCCATACTTAGCAATAGTATTGATGAACGTATTAATAGACACGCTAAATACCTATGTTGGTACAACTATATTTATGGCATACTCTGGTATTTACAAACCCGTAAATCCAGGAAAGTACCGTGGTAACCCAACTAATGTTATCTATAGGTCGCTATGGGAACGAAAGTTCATGGTGTTCTGTGATAACAACTCATCGATCATAGAGTGGGGCAGCGAAGAGATTATCATTCCCTATCGTGCTCCCGATGGAAAGGTCCGACGCTACTATCCTGATTTCTATATTAAGGTCCGCGAAAAGGATGGCAAGATCGCTAAGTATATTATTGAGATCAAACCCAAAAGACAAACACTACCACCAAATGAATCTAACAGAAAAACTGCTGCCTATCGTAATGCTGCATTAACCTTTGTCAAGAACCAAGCTAAATGGTCCGCCGCCCGAGAGTATTGTGAAGACAGGCAGATGAACTTCTTAATACTCACCGAAGACCATTTAGGAGTATAACCATGGCACAAGGATTTGGATCCATCCAAAGAAATACAGTCAATAAAGAACCAGGATACAAGACACTCTTTGAAAGGGTGACGAAGGCAACAGGAGGAGAAAAGAAAAGTTATAGTTGGTATCGTGCTGCTGTTCTATCTGAAGCGGGAAAATACAAGAAAAATTTTAATAAGTACGCTCTTGATGAAAAAGGAGATAGGGGGGGATTAATAAAAGAGCAGGATCAAAACGAACTCAGAAAGTTTGTCGTTGAAGGTCACCTTTATATGTTTGAATATAAGGCAAAAATGAAGTGGTTGCCTTACTATGATAGATTTCCTCTTGTTTATGTAATTAAATCAACTAAAGATGAATTTTGGGGTGCTAATTTACACTATCTTCCCATCAAGAAAAGAATTATCTGTGTCAAGAAGTTAATGGAAGGAAAGATAGACATACCTAAAGTATGTTTCCATAAATATATACACAATCATGTCCAGGGATTATATATTGATCTCGCTGCTGTAGAATGGGATACTTCTATTCTTTTACCAACCGAAGATTTTGTCAAAGATGTGAATGGTATCAAATTTCCTATCAATAAAGAAGAAGTTTGGAAGGAAAACAGCGACAAATATTACGATAAAATTACAGGTCATAGATCTATCAAAGGTTATGGTTCAAAACAAAGCAAAGAGATGAGTAAGTAATGGCAACACAAAACTCTGGAGTTACAAATAATACTCAAACAGCATTTGGTAGTAATTTACTATCAAATACAAAAGTAAATGCTCCAAATTATTCAAATGCTCAGTTATCAACGCAAGATCCAAAAGAAGTAATTAAACTTTCTATTGGAGGACCAAAAGCTGATCCATCTAAACCAGATTTCAGTAATTCTCTTCGTTATCCAGCAAAACCAGGAATCACTGATAAAACAGATTATGTAATGTTCAATTTCTATCGCTATACGCCACCATTTTCATCTGGAAGTGGTCTTGGAAATACTGCTCTAGAAAGATATAATACATCGTCATCTCAATATGAACCATCAAGACAAAAACTAAAGCAAATAATGCTTTATATGCCAGAAGATGTCTCCACTGGATACAAAACAAACTGGTCTGGTAAAAATTTTGGTAATACAGCAGCAGATGCAATGAGAGCATTTGGTTCTGCTAATGTATTTGAAGGAATTGGAGAGACTATAAACAATATTGGAAAGGGAGTAGATAGACTTCCAGCTATCATGGGAGCAAAAGCTGTACAAGCAACCGTTCAAACTTTAACTGGGGAACAACCATCTTTAGATGATATCTTTGGTTCTACTCGTGGAGTAATTTTTAATCCAAATACTGAATTACTTTTTAGTGGGTTTGATCTTAGAAATTTTACCCTTAATTTTAAATTAGTTCCAAGAAATAAAGATGAAGCAAATATAATTGAAGAAATCATTTTAACTTTTAAAAGAGCTATGCTTCCATCTTTTTCAACTGGCACAGAAATTACAAGTGGACTTGGAACATTAACTACTGCTGGACTAGCAAATGCTTTAGGACTAGGTGGAGGAGCGACCTTAGATAAAGAAGGATACAAAGCAAACTATATTAGTGTGCCAGATCTTGTAAAAGTTACATTTATGAGTGGAGCAAATAAAAATCCTCACGTTCCACAATATAAAATGTGTGCTCTTACACAAATAGACTTGAATTACACGCCAGATGGTGTATATGCAACTACAACAGATGGAAGAATGGTTGCATATCAAATGAGTTTAAATTTTCAAGAAACAAAACTTGTATATGCCGAAGAAGTTGGAGAATACTAATGTTTTTTTCTATCATACCTAATATCTCCTACGACGAGAAACCAATTAGTTATCCATTTTCAGAGTCAGATTTTATAACTGCCAAAAACTTTTTTCGTAGATATAAAATTGATGACAATGTTTTTTCATACGTTGTATATCTTCAAAAATATACAATAAACGATGGGGAAAGAGCAGATAGCATTGCATTAAAATTATACGGAGATCCATTCTATGATTGGGTTATCCTACTCACAAACAATCTAGTCAATGCCCAGTATGATTGGCCAATGTCAAACTATACCTTAAGCAAGGTTGTCGAAAAAGAATTTGATGATCCATACGCAACCATACATCACTATGAAACATATGAGTATGGTCCATATCCAGCTGGATTGCACGTAGATGAAACTTTTTACAACAAAACGCACAAATTAAACGTTAATGGACAAATTGTAACTAAGAATGGTAACGAACTATGCAAACCAGTTACAATTATAGAGCATTACACTACAGAAAACGAAAAGAAAAGAGAAATTTATCTTCTAAAACCCAGATATCTTACATCATTTGTAGATGATTTTAGAAAGCAAAATCTATATCAAAAATCTGGTAATTATATCTCTCAGCAACTTAAGAAAACTGGTTGAACTTTTTAGACAAAAAAATTGGCGGAAAATTTTTTTCCCCGCCAAAGAAATCAGTTTTCAATTTTGGTTTCAGTCTTCTTCAGCCAGACGAGCGAAGTAGCTGAGTGCGTCATCATCATCAACAACTGCCTCTTCCTTCACGGGAATAGGAGCAGCAGCAACACGAGAACGGAATGAAGGCAGCGCAGGTTCTTCTGCGACAGGTTCAAAGTCTTCCTCGTCTTCGTTGTAAGAAGGACGAGCAGGACGAGAGGTAACACCAAGCACAAGGTTCAGGCGTGCTTCCAGCTCTTCATAGGTCTTGAAGTTATCCTTACCAGAGAATGCTTCCAGCGAGTATTCACTCTTCCAGATCTTCTCTAGCGTAGTATCGTCAGACGACAGAGCAGAGACGCTATCGAACTCGGAACTATCATAGTTCCAGTAACCAGCAACCTTCTTGATCTTCAGTTTGAAGTTAGCACCTTCCCAAAGATCAAACACATTCACAGGGGTTTCATCTTGAAACTCAGGTTGCATGGCAGCAAGGATCTTATCATGGATCTTCTTGCCATACTTGTACAGGAACACACGACCCTCGTTCTCAGGGTTCTTAGGATCCTTCACGACATAGATGTTGCTGTAGTAAGAGAGCTTACGCTTCTGCTTACGGGCAGTCTCTTTGTCTTCATCACTACCGCTGTTCCAGAGACGGCGGTTGATCTCACCAACAGGGTCCTTCTCGCCAAGGGTAGTCAGCGAGTTCTCGATGTACCAACCACCAGGACCTTGGAAGGCGTGGGAGTACAGTTTCGCCCAGGGCACAGTCTCTCCCTCAGGAGCAGGCAGGAAGCGGATAACGGCATACCCGTTACCAGCAGCATCAACCTCGGGCTTCCAGAAACGTTCATCAACATTCTTACCGCTGGATGACTTCTCAAGTTCCTTCTGGAGGAACTCA